ATTGTTGGCACAGTATGTGGATTGGTTGACCTGTAAGCGTATGACAGCAGTGGGACTGGACTGTGGTATCAAGCCAGGATCAAATCCACTACCTTGGACAGCCAAGTGGATCGCGGGTGCAGAAGTTCAAGTGGCACCACAAGAAACAGAAATTTCAAGTTATGTAATAGGTGGTACCAAGCAGGACGTAGACAGTAACACATTCAAAGGATTTAGTTTATAATGTTAACAGTGTATTCAAAAAATAATTGTCCGTTCTGTGACAGAGCAAAGGCATTACTAGAAAGCAAGGGTGTCGAGTACACAGAAGTTAATATAGAAAAAGATCCAGAATCAAGACAGATGCTAGTAGATAAAGGATTAAGAAGTGTGCCACAAATTTTTCATGGATACGAAATTATCCCAGGTGGATTTGATGGTTTAAATAAACAACCACAAGAATTTTTCAATAAACTTAAAGGATCGTGATGTTAGTATCAAAAGGTTATCAAAAAGGCGATATCGTCAGTTTCAAATTAATAACCGGAGACGAAATTGTAGCAAGAATCGTTGACTCCGGTCCTAACGGATTTGAAATCGAAAAGCCATGCACAGTAATGCCTAGCCCGCAAGGGATGGGACTTATTCAAAGTTTATTCACTGCCGACGCTGATGTTGGTGTTGTGCTACAAAAAGAACATGTCGTTATGCATGCTCCTAGTATAGACCAAATGCAAAAACATTATATCAAAACTACAACTGGTATCGAGCCTGTCACTAGAGGAAGTATCATAACCTAATGCCACATGTGTTTAGAGTCTTTCGTAATGGTAGAGTAGAAGAATTTAGCGACTACAATAGTATACCATTGGACTTCGAACATGTGATAGCCTTTATTCCAGAAATACCACCAGGTCCTCATACTGAAGAACAACATGAGGAAATTGAAAGTTGGAACGGTAAATTCCAAAAATTAATGGAGATAGAACGTGCCCGCAGTAACTAGAATCGGAGATGCAGATGTTGCTCACTGTAGCGGAATGGTCCGGGCAGGAGGTTCGGCGGATGTTATTGTAAATGGTCTAGGAGTGAGCAGACAAGGTGACAACAATACTACTCATCTACTCCCAGGAAGCCCCTGTCCATCACATGCAGCACCAATTGCAGCCGGTAGTTCAACCGTAATCATAAATGGTAAAGGTTGCGGTCGAGTTGGTGATGCAGTGTCAGGATGCACTTCAGTGGCACAAGGTTCTCCGGATGTGATTGCCGGCTAATACATTCATAAACTACTCGTATTACTTGTAAAAAACCAGAAAAAATGCTATAATATACTCACTGAATGGGGTAATAGCAGTTGTTTTCTCGAAAATATCATAGTTATATAAAACTACAACCTTAAAGAAGGAGGAAAAATAGATGAAACAATATTTGCCAAACCTAGCAAAATTTGTATCGATCGTTTTTGGTATGTGGTTGGCCACATACACCCTGGTAGAGGTCACCAAAAACAAATTTGTATCACTCAAGGCCGAGAAGGCCGAAATGGCTGCTGTGCATCCGGTAACTGGAGAAGAAAGATCTCGCCAGCTACGTTGCCTCACGCAGAACATTTATTGGGAAGCTGCCAGCGAATCATTTGAAGGCAAAGTCGCTGTGGCTCAAGTAACACTCAATCGCGCTAACAGTAACCAGTTCCCCAATGACATCTGTGCAGTAGTTTATCAGAAGAATGTGATCTACTCACGAGTAGTTTGTCAGTTCAGTTGGTACTGTGAAGGTACTCATCGAGTAAGACCAATACATCAACCCCTGTACAACGAAAGTGCAGAAGTTGCTAAAAAAGTTTTACTAGAAGGATTTCGTTTACCTAGTATTAAGAATGCAATGTATTATCATGCTGATTATGTTCAACCAGGGTGGGGTAAAAAACCTATAGCCAAGATTGGACGCCATATTTTTTATGGTAGTTAAGCAGGACGATACAAATGCCGATTTCAACTTCAACATCTAAACTTAAATCTACAAAAATGAATTTTCCAAAAAAAATTGACTTTGATCAAATTAAAAATGTAGCCGTGGAATTCTTCCACGCCCATTTTAGTAAAATCTCTGCAGAGACCATGGGTTGGATGGCAGCTATTGCATTACATGCTGCTACCATTCCCACTTTGCTTGCACTACTAACTGGATTAACAGATACTACACCCAGTGTAGATGTTGTACTGTTTATGTGGTTGGGACTGGTGTTTTTATTTGGTCGTGCAGTTATTCTTCGAGACTTGCTTAACATTGTGACTATTGGACTTGGCTTTGTTGTGCAAGCAGTTTTAATGGCATTGATCCTGTTCAAATAATCCATAAATACTCGTAGAACAGGAGGCAGTGATGACAAAACGTGCCGAAATCGAAGTAGAAGAACTAGCGTACAGTATCGAAGACGAAATTGGGGAAGAAGATTATGGATTTGTCTTCGACGCAGATGGTAATTTAAAATTTGCGTTTATCCCCGAAGTCGTTCCCGACAAACCACCAAAAAATATTGCTAAAATAATGAAGATCTTGGGTGTTATTGATCTAGCACAATTTAACAATGACTTAACAATTCATTAACGGTTGACCCAAAAGATCCTTTTTGCTATACTAAGAGCATGAAAAAGGACACCACATTTTATCTTAAATGGCTTGCAACTTTAGTAACAATTGTTGGAGCCATTTGTACCAGTATTAATCTTTACCCACTAGGCCCTGCCCTACTTAATGTAGGTGCATTTTTATGGCTCATTGTAGCAATACGATGGCGCGAATGGAGTCTTATTACAATTAATGCAACATTGTTGCTAATCTACACTGTGGGACTAGTTGTTAAATTGTTATGATTTGGATAGTTATTGTTTTTGCAATAGTTGCTATTTGGGGTTATTTGGCCCACAACGACAACGACAATCATCATTGTTAATTTAGCAACATTTATTTTGGTAGACCAAAAAGACCCATTTTGCTATAATGTATGTACAGTAACTAATAAGGAGCGTAACAAATGACAGAATTCGAAAAAAACTGCTACGGTATGAGCCAAGCAGATATCCGTGAACAGTACATGCAATCAATCACCGCCCGACTGAGCGGACTGGAAATGGTTGCAATGGGTGTGTTGTCAGATGCACAAGAATTGCTGGCAATGGATCGCAAAGAAGCTGCTCGCAAGCAGATGAACATTGCCAAGTTCATCCTGAGTGAAATGATGGATGCCAAGCGTGAAGAAGAAATGGTTTTGGTAAGTTCCGATGGTCGTGTAATTGGGGAGGTTGCATAATGAGTGCTCGTGTGTACAAGGACTACGGAAACGTTCGAATTGTTTCCGAAGGGTACGAGCTGATAGTTCAGCAATTTGTAGAATACAATGAGCAAGGTTGGACCAGGGTTCGATCGTTTCATGAAATATCAGATGACTATGCGATTACCAATGCACGTGATTGTGCCGAAGAGTTGGTTGCTAAATTAAAAGAGGCAGCGTAATGAGTATTCAATTTATTGCAGATGGTCGTAACGGACGTGGTGAGCGTGTGGTACTTTGGCGTCACGGTGATTACCAGTACGAACTGGAGATTGGCACAGGCATCTACAAGAAGAGTCTAAAGTTCCACGAGACCGAATACTACGAAGCACTGGAGCAGTTCAATACTGCTGTTGCAAATTACCAAGACCTGGAGGCAGTGTAATGTCTGACCAAACTTTACTTGATTGCTTGTACAACGAACTGATCAATTTGGACGAGCAGGCTGGTTGCTTTGATGAAGAAACTAATCGTTTTATTGATGATCAGCGTCGTAAACTCATGGCACAAATTCTTGAATTGGAGACTGCCAATGTTTGATCAAACTGTAAATTTCCGTACTCGAACCAACGGTAGCGGTCTTTGGAGCGCAACAGAGAAGTTCGTGAGCATTAATCGTGTTCGTCTTGCGTATGTCAATGACGAGGGTGATTTTGGTGAACTTCGTGCCTACTTTGACCCTCAAGAATGGGATACAGACAACAACGGCTTGATTTATACCGACAAGGCCTGGATGAGTTCGTTCTTGAGTTGTATGGCAACTATGGGATTTAGTGTTCAAGCACTTGCTGACATTGGTTATAGCGAAGCCGGTATGCAAGGC